TCTGAAAGGCGTTTTGAATCAGCTTCAGCATCTTCTTTTGTCAACCAAGTTCCCATTGTTGTTTTATCTTCAAATTCATGAAACCATCTGTCACCCTTCTTGAAAATCCTAACAACTTCGCCACGTTTTTTTAGTCTTTTATCTGTTTCTGTTTCTGCCGATTCACCTTTTCCGTCAATTATTTTTTGTGCTACTTCTTTACCCACTATATTTTCAAGCTCGTTTTCTTCAACAACCTTTTCAAAAACGTCCCTGCCACTATCTGCTTCTTTAGCAAAAACCCAATATTTGCCATCTGGTCTTTTGTTATGTTCTATTTCAACCCTTTTACTTAAATCATACCGTTCAGCCTGTACCTCCCCCGGTGTCCAAGCTAACTGATCAAAACCGTTCTCCGCAGCATAACGCACCATGCGCTTTACGGCTAACATGGGCCATGTTTTCTTGAAAGGAGCATCAGGAATAGATGAAACATTTTGTTTATATTGTTCATATCTCTTTTTTAGATACTCAATATCTGGTCCTCTTTGTCCTGTGGAAAGCCCTTTCATCCATTCATCAAAAGATTTTACCCTATATCCTTCCTTGCGCCCCGTCTGATGCCAATCGCTCTGTATTTCCTGAAGGAATAGGATCTTTTCACCGTTCGGGCCTGTGCGCTCATCAAACCTGACACTGGCTAATACGTTGGGTTCGTCCCAATGGGGTGATTTAAATACTTGTGTCCCTTTTCTTTTTGGGATTTTAGCCCATGCGTCAACTTCTTCATCTGTTAAATCTTCAAATGTAAAGTGTTCTTTTTCAAGTCTCTTTTTAATTTTTTCTTCCCATTCTTTTTTCTCTTTTACACCAACCTCAGGTAAAGGCAACGTCAGCAAAAGCTCCCTGTAGTTTTCGCCACCGGGGACGTTTAATTCGGAACGGGCGAATTTGGTGTCGTCCTTCGCCTTCCTTGATCGTATGTCTGTCTTAGCGTCCTCTGCAATGAACCCTTGTTTGATTTCTGTCTTTAACGCTATTTCCGCTACCTGTCTATTTGGTTGATCAAGAATAGCCGGTTCGCCATCTACATAAATATCCCAAACTTCTTGTTCACCCTTAACAACCTCCTCAACCTGCACATTGTTCTCTGCCAAATAGTCAAGCACGTCCTGTTTTGTTACTTTGTTCCCCAACGGAGACACTTTATCATACTTGCGTGTAATAATACCTAATGGGTCAAACTCTTTTTGAGAACGTATGTTTTCAGTTGTTGCTTGTTGGTCATGTAGTTTTTTAAAATCTGTGGTTTCAAGCCAATCGATAACACCACTCCATGAAAGCTCATCCTCTTTGATTAACCCCTTCTTTGCCCATGACTTCAAGTTCTGGATGATTTCTTTAGGAGAACCCGTCTTGCTTAACTTGGCCTTTATGAAATTACTCATCTGACTGTGCCATGCCTCAGCGAAAGTGTCAGCACTAAGGCTTGCGGTGTATTCGCTCTCTAATATTTCAGGGTTTCCGCTTATATCCTTACCTGACTCCCTGATAATATCCGCAACGGCATTACGGGCTTGGACAACATCCTCGAAAAACTGTGAGTCCTCCCTTGAATTTGACAGGGCGTAATAGATCCTATCCAATATATCCTTGAATAATTTAACGAGTTTTTCCGCAAAGGTCGGATCATCCTTGAATAGCTCATCTACAAACTCCTTATTGGTAAACTGCAACCCCGTAAAAGTTGCTATGTACTCTTCAAACAATGCTTTTTCGCCTATTTCATCTAAACCAACCTCTTTGTCAAGTTTCAAGCGCTTTTCTTTATATTTTTCAAAACCAAGGGCTTTGTTATTTTTTAATTTGTCGATTAACTTGTTGTAAAGGTCTGGTCTTTGGAGTTCTAATGTGTGTAAAAATTCATGTCCGGCAAGGTAAACTACTTTGTTAGATTTCCCTTCCCCTCTTTTTGGTGGGTTTTTTTGTATAACAACGATGTTGCTTAATATTTTAGAAAGTCCCCCAATTTGCCTCATTTTGTCCGGGCCAAATGTTTCAACAAAAACAACCCGTGTCCCAAGCCTTGCCAAAACTTTCTCAATTTCTTCTTCTTGCTTAGTTTCAGGTTTTAGCAATTTAAAGGCGTTAGGAAAATCCACCTTCAGTTTTTTGCCATATATATTCGCAAGAATCTTTCTTAATTGGCTTGCTTCCTTACCTTTAAACGTGTCTTGCTTGCCCTCTACGATTTCAATGAATTCTTCTGGTGTGGTTACTTTTTTTACGGGGGTTTCAATTTCTAGTTCTGCTTCAGCTTCTTCTGCAACTTCAGCAACTTCAGCAACTTCCTCTATTCCATGTTTTTTCGCATACCCTTCTTGGATAGCAGGGGTCATGTCTGACAGGGTGTTCCCATCACCGATTTTAATCCGCATCATGCCACCAACAACATTCCCATCAGCATCCTTAAACAGCATAATTCCGTTTTCTGTTATGTACGGCTTTGCGTCGGGGAATTTTGTAAGGATGGAATCTACAAATGCAGCGTTAAAACCGTAGTGATCTCCTTTTTTTGTAGTTACATGAGCAATTACTACAGTTGGAGTGTCGGTAGCATAACGATTATCATATGATTCACCCTCTATTGTTCCTTTTACTGATTTTCCTTTTGTTAAAGATTTAATGTCAGGATTGTTTTCGTTATATTTTTTGCCCTTTCCTTTAATTACGGGCTTTTTGTCAGTCTTAACAAAATACATTCCATTGGAATAAAATCCGTCTGTGTAATAATTTGAGTCTTCTTCTCCGAATAGGATGTCTTCTTTTCTGACACTATAATCGTGATAATAATATCCAACAAAATCAACCAACCGTTTCTCACTCGGTCTTGTTGTCGCAACTCTTGGTTTTTGAACTCCACCTTCTGTAACCGGGAATTTAGTTGCAATTTTCTTGAAGTCTTTCAATGCTTGCTTGGCATTGAAGATATTAAACACTCCATCGTCAGGGACTTCAATGGTTACTGTGCCGATTTCTTCCATGTTTTTTTTGTAAACTTCAGCTTCTTTTTTGTCCGTAGCGTGTTTACCTGCGATTTCAACAGTCTTGTCAGGAGCCTCCTCAATCGCCTTGTCGATTTCTTCGAGCAGGTACGCTTTTTGTTCTTTTGGAGACAGAGCTTTTTCTTCGGCCTTTGTCATCTCAACTGAAACTGTTTTTTCTTTTATTCCAGATACTTCTTCAACAACCTTAGCCTTTTCGGGTTCTTTTAGCTTGACCTCGACCTGTTCAACTATGCCATCATATTCCTCTACAAGAGAATCGATATAGTCATTAATACCACCTTGGTTAGATTCTTTGGCATTATACCCTTCATCACGATACGCTTTTGCATATTTCTCAATCTGGCTTTTATCGTATGGGGTTAGCTCGGCCTTATATTTGTCTAAGCATTTCGCAAGTGATGCCATTATAATATTCCTGACTTTAATATCATGGTTAATAATTCCATAAATTCCTGATCATCCCTGATTATTTTTTTGCGTTTAAATTCTTCAAGAGCCTCAAGTAATTCATGGTCTTTATAATACTTGGGTTCATATCTGCCCCTACGAGGTTGAGTTGCTCCACCTGACGGTATTTCAGGTATATCCGGAACGCCAGGAATGCCATATTTAGGCCATCCCCCAAGAGGAAGCCCGTATTTAGGGATGCCCCCTGATTTAATAAAATACATTACAGATCCGTCACATCAAGTGCGGTTGCACTACGTTCGCCATTAGAATTCACAGTCTGTGTAAGCCTGTCTTTCGATTCAGCTTGATTTTTGTATTTAATAGATGCTGTTCCTGCTCCGTCCGTGACACCCGCAGCAAAAGCAAGAATCGTAGAAATAGCGTGTTGGATCGTTATGGTTCCCTCAATCACTCCGGCTAATATGTTCGCTACGCTTATGTCGTTTAATGCTGCGATTTCATCACTTAGGGTTTCAAGGGTGTCTCCATCTGCCCCGGTTCTTGCTATTTGGGTATCCCCTGTATCTGCTGACTTAATAGGAAATGCCGTGCTTTCATCATATTTTGCAGAAGTTATGGCATCATTTGCAAGACCCATTAAATCACCTGCCTTTGCAATCGTGGCTCCGGGGTCGTGACCTGAGAGGGTGTTTAAAGCAGAGGCATCAATCCGTGTTGCGTCATCAACTACGGCATCCCTGATTTGGTCAGTTGCGTCCGAACCCTCGACTTGAAGCACGTTTGATTCAACTTGCCACTTGTCTCTTGTGGTATTGTAATTAGTGGCGAAATCCGTATCAAACACGATTTCTGCGTTATTAGCTGCGGTTGCGCTCCCTGATATTTCAACCACATCAGATTCAACATGCCCACTTGCATCAATTGCTAATGACGAAATATTGCTCACTCCCGAAAGTGCGTTTATAGCTGACCCGTCTATTCTTGTTGAGTCATCCACAACAGAGTCTCTTATCTGGTCTGTAGCATCTGATCCCTCAATCGTTTTGGTATTTACGTCAAGAGTTGCTGATAGGTCTTGTGCATCGGTTGAAATAACACACTTTCCATCAGCGCCTTGAAGACCGTCAAGTTCAGTTTTATTCGTATCAATAAGTGCTTTCAATGCTCCCAAACCATCAGTCCCATTATTAAGGTCTGTTTGGATGCCATCAACCACCGTGTCAACCGTGGAAATCGCATGGTCAATATACCCGGCCTTCGCATCTGTCCAGGTCGCATCCGTGAGGGCTGTTGCAGCTAAAGCGGCGCTGTCCGTGCCTCTCATAACCGTCTGTGTGTAGATAACAACCGGCCTGAACTCGATATCCGATGTTGAACTTGCTGCTTGGAACACAATAAGGTCAGCGTTGGTTTCAGCTTGGGTCATATCAAACAGGTAAACACCCGGCGCATCCGTAGCGTCAAGCTCGGTCGGGTTCGTATCGTCGGAAGCCGCGCAAGCCGCTCCGTCCTTTGATATTTGCGCCGTTATCTGTGCAGCATCGCCGGTCTTGGCTTCTCCTGCCGCTGCGTCCCACGCAAGCACAGCTAATTTTTGACTTGCCACATTTTTAAACATCTTGCCTCCAAGCGTCAGTCGGATATGGTAATGGTTGCAACTCCAAGTGCCAGTTTATCTTATGGTCAACTGTATCATTTTCATGTATGAGCGTTTGGTATCCAGCCTTAGAAAAAGTAAATTTATGTGGAGAATAGGTTGTCAGAGTTTCAGAAGTCCCATGCCACTCCTTGTATAGAACCGTCTGCTCCTCAATATCCCCACTGGCGTCAGTTGGCACAGAGCCTACGATAAATACGTCTATCCCCGAATATGGATTATGCGCCCTTGCGGTGTATTCAGCGTAGTAACCCCTGGTAACGGTTAGCGTGTTAGTGCTGATGCCGGTAACAAGCATGAACTCGTTATAGATCTTTATAACGTCATTGACAGAAAACTTGGTCCCATCTGTGACATTTATTCCCGTTTCACTACTGTCCAAAGCCTCATTGAGGTTCGCACCACTATCTACACACGAAACAATGTTGTCATATTGATCCTGAATAATTACCGCTACCCCTTCCAGTGCCGCACCACTACCGTCTGTCATATTAATATTTAGACCATACTCCTGATCTATCCTCCCGGCAGCATTGTCTATCGTTATAAGGGTGGGAGCTAATTCCATATCTTTGAACATTAAACTCCGCCCCTGTCCCATTCGCAATGATTGAGTGGTTGTATTTGTTAAAACAAGCCCATCCGCTATCATATCAGACCCGGCAATCCATGACTGCAAAGTGCTACAATTGGTTACTGTATTTATGAGGGAAGAACTTCCATAATATTCTATGACCCCACCAGCATCTGTACTTGCAACAACTCCCCTTTTAAACGTAAAAGATCCAGGTAGGAATACGTCATTAGTTCCCGTTTCAAAATTTATAACAGTATCACAACAATCGCAATTAGCCGCCGGAGGGTACAAATAGTACCGATTGCCAGTCTTTATATTAATTCTACAGCCATAATATTGCTGCAATCCTACCCATGAATCGACAGTAAAAATATGGGCATCAGGCCAAAAATTAAAAACAGATCCATCAACCCCAAGACCCTCTGTAATTTTACCGGAGGCAAAAGTCGCATTAGCCGTCATAAGCAGATGCCCAGATTTCGGGGCAAATCCAGTTGACCATGTGATTGTCTCGTTATCCGTTCTGAAATAAGTGGCAGTTGAACCATTCCCGCAGGTAAAATAACAGTCAAGTTGATACTGACTCAATCCACAATCCCAGATAACGCCCCAAATCGGCTGATCCACCTTAACCGTTCCATCAGCCCATCCGGTACAATCAAAGTATGCAATCTGACCATAAGAATTTGCACTCCAATAGGTTGCATCCCCTCCAGAGGCATCTATCGTTTCAGAGGAAAGATCAATGCCAACTATGTCGCCTTCGGCATAAGCATTGGTATTATTATTCGTGAGGGTAATGGATACGCCCTCGCTAATGCTTGCAATAACATCGGTTTCCGTGGTAGCCGGTGCGCTTATATCTATCAGGCGAACCGTATCACCCACCTGAAATAAATGGGTAAGATCAGCACAAGGGACTACCTTCTGCCCACTTGCACTTGCCCCACTCATCTTACACCAGATAGCCGTAGTGCCATAAATATCTATGGTGTCTCCGGCCCCTGCACTCGTACTTGCCAATGTGAAGGCAAGCCTTAAAGCCTTGAACTCAACTGGCCTCATAGGATAGGTAAGCACATGACCAGTTGTGCAGGTAAGAGCTGCCAGAAGTTCTGCCCCTGATGCCACCGTGCAAGCTGTAGTCGCAACCGTCCTGTCACCGTGGACGAAATCAGCAAAGGTGGCAGGAGTGCCACTTGTGCCACCTGTTACGACTACTGTATTAGTAGATTCAGTGTATGTCCAGGTTCCAGCCATTTAAGGTTTCCAATTAATAATAGCCATGAAATCAGCATCAGCTTTCAGCGTATCTCGCACAGCATCCCACTGCTGCCACGCCCAAATCATCTTAGCCTTTACGATTGCTGGCATTTGGTTAAAATCACCGTCGGAGTTCATCTGTTCAAGTTTGTTGAGTCCTTCTTCAAAACTCCACATGGTGTTTTGAAATTCTGCCTTTGCGGTATTGGACTCATCGTAATCTTGCTTTACTCCCCACCATGCGTCTAAAGCATCCAAATAATCTTGCGCTGCCATTTTTACTGTCTCCTTTTTGGTGTAATATATTTTTACTGTTATTTTTATCCTTCGTCTTTTGTAGCGGTTACTTCTTGCATAAAGCCTTTTTCGTCTCTTTTTATGGTGAATTTTATAGAATCCCATCCAGCCGATTCCTCTTTATCAATATTAACTTCAATCGGTGTTTTTTTCTGTAAAATTAGTTCTTTTAAAAGAATCTCAATGTTTTTGGAGCCTTCACTTGTTTTATTATCAATATTCACATCCGGAGGATGAACCTCGACATTCGGGGGATGCACTTCGACATTCGGAGTCTTGACATCAATTACCGGCGCAGGGATTTCTTTTTCTAAAACGGCCTTTAATAATTCCTCAATGTTCTTTAGAATATCAACCTGAATATTGGTTGAATTATCAATATCCACTTTTGGGGATTGGATTACAACACTCGCACTTGAAACATCAGCTTTCGGCTCATTCGACTTAATGAGTGTAACCCCCTCTTTCCCTATGTCTTTTTTGCTTAATGCTTTCATTTTACGCACTCCACTAATTTATTTAGTGTTTCGATTTTACTGTCTATATCTTTTAACGCAATTGCAGCGTCTTCTTCGACCTCATAAACATTCATGTCTTCATCAATGCCTTTTACTTTTACCATTACACCTTTGAATTTATCGTAGGGTTTTTTCTCTTTTATTCGTCCAATTGAAGATTCGTATCTTCTCTTTAAAAAATCTATTGCCCCTTCACCCTTTGTCATTGCCCCAAATATTTTCACATATTCATCAAATGTTGGGATTTTCTCATACAAAAGTTTTATGTCGTTTTCATCTATTTTTTCTTCTCTTAATCCTTTTAAAAGTGACGCTGACTCAAATGAAGACAATCCAAGCTTTTCGGATATTTTGTCAATCATTGTATCGGATCTAAAAATATCCATTCCAGTCCGTTGTTCGTATTCATCTTGAGCAGCTTTTTGCAGTGGGGTGGGCGCCTTTTCAGTCTTGCGCTTTTCGAGTTCAGCTTCAAGTTCGGCATAACGCCTGTTTTTTATTATGGCTTCTTCGTCAGTTAAAGGTTCTTTCGCCTCTATTTTCTCAAGAACCATGTCAAACTTCTTTTTTTCCTCTGCTTTCCATTCCTCAATCGTAGGATATTTAGGTAAATCTTCAGGCTTAACGCCGTAATCTCTCGCCATTTGTTCGGGAGAAATAGTTGTTTGAATTTCACCCTTTGTAAATGTAAATTGTGGGTAAGAGGGTCTATCTTTAAAACCTTCCATCCATCCGGTAAATTCAATTTCGGGCTTTTCCTCGACTTTGGGTTTTTCAGCCACTTCCTCTTTTATGACAGCTTCAGTCGGTTTTTCTATTGATTCTTTATTTAAAATCCTTATTTCAAGTTCACCTTCATCAGCGAAAACAACAGCGTCATAACCTTTATTTAAAAGTTCTTCTTCTTTTTTACTATCAAAGTTTGCATAGGTTGGGGCAAAGTCTCCTTCTGTTCGATGTTCATCCATTTTTTCATTGTCAGTCCACCCCTTTAATCCTTCATCATATTCAGCAAGGACAAGCACCTTTGAGCCAGGCTTTAATTTGTTTTGTCTAATGTTTTTCCCATAACCTTTTGCATAATCTTCGCTAATTGTATAGGATTTGCCACGGCCTCCCGTCACATTGCTTCCTCTATAAAGAATTCCTTTCCACGGTTCTTTAGTAAGGGAAATTTCCTTTTCAGGTGGGGTTATTTCCTTTTCAGGAATTCTTTCTTCTTTAATTTCAACAGGTTCAACTTTTTCGACAGCTTCCGTTATTTCCTTTTGGGGAAGGGAAATTTTCTTTTCAACCCATCTACCAGCTTCTTTTAATTCGCCTTCTTCTGGTTTAACGGGCTCCTCAGCCTTCCTTTCTCTCTTTTTAGCGATTTCTTCCAAGCGATTGATTTCATTTTGAGAAGCTAAAATATTCCCCTTTTTGATTTCATCTAACCGTTTCTTAGCATCGTCTATCTCGGCCCTTTCTGCAACTCCTTCGGCTTCACGCCTCCTCCTCGCAGCCTCCATTGTTTCTTTTGCTCGGGCCTCGATTTCTTCCTTGGACGGGCCTTTCTCTAATCGCTTGATCTCACGCCTTTGTTGTTCTTCGTCAAGTTCGCCTTCAAATCTTGTTGGTGCTTTTTCAGGAATAGGCTTTTCAGGCTCTTTCGCAGGTTCGACCTTACGTTCCTGAAGAATCTTTTCAAGCTCATCGGTGTAAATCGCCTGATCCTGAAGTTCCTCTTTTGACCATTCGGTTTCACCCTTTTCAATCTTATCGGCAATTGCGTTTAACCGGTTGGTTGTATTGTCCTCTTTCGCAGGCTCCCCGACTTCCGGTTTCCCTGCAAGAATCTCGTCAACCATTGCCACAACTTCAGGGTAGTCCTTCAGGGTTTCCTTTGTCTTGATTAAATCTGCGTCAGAGATTTCACCGGCTGCGTACAATTCCTTTAGCTTTTCGGGGGTTATTTCGCCATCAGGAGACTCTATCGTAGGTTGTTCAATGTCTTCGGCTTGTTTTGCAGCATTCGCTTGATCTTGTAGCCATTGATATTTATCACCTTGACTCATTTCGGACTCAGGAAGTTTTTGAATGCGTTCCCATTCTGCCTTTGTTTCATCATTTAAATAATTAACAGCATATTTTTCCCATTTATCAATATGAACACCTCTTGCAATACCACCCGCACCGAAAAACATTGTCCAAGGAAGAACAACCAAACCTTCATACATCCCTTGTTTTAAAGTTTTGGGTAAATCTTTATAAACCTGTGTCCAATTCTCAAGAGCAGTTTTATCAGGATTTTTAGCAAATATATCCGTAATCGATTCGGGTATTGCCTGAATAAACTCTGTTGTCCATTCCGCAAGACCAGCGAAACCAAGATCTTTAACAGCCTGGAACAAAGCCTTTCTTGCCTTGAATAATTTTGCGACTTTCGACAATCCAAATGCCTCAAAAGGCGCTTGCATTATACCATTAGCAATTCCCCACTTAATAGCCCGGTCAGGCTCAACCCCCTGCTCTGTGAGATTTTCATAAGTAGCCCCGGCAATGTACGCCCCCATGAACGTACCGCCAGCCCAAGGACCGGCAACGACACTCGCAAGAATCGCCCCTCCAACCTGTCCACCGACACCAATGGCATCTTCGATGTACCCGGTAGATTTTAAATAAGCGGGATCTGTCTTTAGCTTTTTCTGGATAAACTCACGGGCTTTCTTGGCATTTTCAATATAGTCTTCTGTTTTCCCTTCGTTAAACGTGGATGCAATTTCACGCTTTTCATCCATTGACAACGGCATCCCTTTTCTTAGCTCTGCATCACTTATCATCGGCCCAATCATTGATCGATCTACAGGAGACAGGCTTGCGTATAATTCAGGGAAATTCATTTGCCGTCTTTCTTCCTGCATACTTTTCCCTGCGGATTCAATTGCTGCAAGGCTTCCTACAGTTGGAAATCTCACCATCTCTTTAAGAGACTCAACCGCTTTTCCAGCGCCTCTTTCAGGAGTTAATGGGACCCATCCTTTTTCGTATGCTTTCCCCCATCCAGAACGAACAGCCCTGGCGATTACCGAGAAAGGAACTATAGAAGAAGAAGGAGCGACAAGATCAGCAAATCTCTTACCGACTTCCGGGTATTGATCGGTTCCGATTCCACCAAACTCCTCGTCAAACACCGAATCAAATATGTCGTATCCTTCAGGCAAACCACTTACGTCCTGAGAGCCGAATTCCTCGTCAAATGCTTGATCAAATAAATCCATTATTTATACCCTGCTTGTTTTGCAAGTTTTCTAGCGAATGCTGTAACGGTTTCTTTATTCGCTGCTATCCATTCTTTTGACCGACCGTCTTTTGTAAATTTATCTCTTGCCTGTTTGATAAACGGCTTCACAGATTCACGATCAAGAACCTTTGAACCTTCTTTCTCTTTCTGTTTTGGTTGATTTTTAGCAATTCTTTTCTCAATACGAGCGATTTGATCCTCTATGGCCTTAACTGATGAAGCTGCAATAGCCTTAACATCGTTCGGGACTTCTTCCCCACGGTCAAGCACATCCAGTTTAATGGCATCTCTTTCCTGAATTAATTCAGAACGTTTTCCAAGATCATCATCAAGTTGCTTCTGTTTCTTTTCTTCGGCTTCTGTCATGGCGGTTAGGACTTCTTTTGTTCTTGTGCGTTCAGCCTCCCTCATCCTTCTTGTATGTTCGGCTTTTGCATCAAACATTTGCATCATTTGATTAAGCCTATTCACCATATTAATTTTTTGCTCTTTAAGCTCTGCCCGTTTTCTTGCCCTTAATTTCAATTGTTCAGCTTGCCATCTTCGGTTGGCTTCATCACCTATTTTGTCTCTGTCCTCCCAAGAAACATTATATCCGAATAGCCTTTCAAACGCATCAGGTTCCTGTGTTATCATCTGTTTTTGGAGTTCTTTTTCAGTATTAAACTCATTTGGATTACCAACCTGTTGCATAGCAGATTCGAGGAATTTTTCACGATCAAACACGGTAGGGACAGCACCTTCAGGGGGTTTCGGGCGTAAATCCGTCATTTGTCCCATCGGCCCTTCACGGTATTCAGGTTCCGTGTAAACATCTTCCTCTGGCATATCAGAAAAAGCGCTCGATCCCTCGATATTTGTAAAAGTCGGTGTTTTGCCTTCTGCTCTCATTCTTTCGATGTAATCCCTTAAAGTGTTTCCACCACCCACATCACCCGTAGGGGAAACGTCAGGCATTCCACCGATAGCCGCAGGGCCTTCCTCAGATCCTACCTCGGGATAAGCAAAAGCCTCTTGCTCTTTCAGAAAATCAAAGTCAGGGTCATACTCTCCCACCCTTCTTGATCTATTCCACGAATCGATATACTCTTGTGATTTAGGCATCTTACCCCCCTAATATCTCGGTGTACTCATATCTAAAGCACGGTTATATTGGCTCCAAGCATTTTGCCAATCTTGCATGACTACAGCTCTTTGGGCTTGATAATTTGTCAAAGCCTCTTGCTGTTCAAGCGCATACCTTTGTCCGTATTCACGCCTTGCGGATTCATCAGCAGCCCCGGTAACAGCCCCCAACCCTTCACCGTAGCCGGCGAGGGCGCTTCTTAGCGTCATTCTCTGAACGTTCGGGTTCTCAAACCTGCTTGCAGAGGTGGCAGTTTGGACTGCTTCCCTTAACTTTGTGAGTTGAGGTGCAGAATGCTTACGGGCGAGAGACTTGACTTCCCCTTCATCATAAGTCGGTGCTTTAAAGGTCGGCATAGTCGGGGCCGTTGGGCGTGAGATGTTTTCACGACTTGGAGTAACTCCCAATGGCATACCATATCCAACAGCCCCCCCCTCTGCTTCTGTTTCCCACCATGGACGAGAGGCTGAAGTTTGAACAACACGACCACCACGAATTTCCATTCCTGGCCCACCGCCGCGAGGATCCGGAACGCTTGTACGTCCGCTAAGGTTCTTCCCAAAACTCGCCCAATCTCTATCGCTTTGAGCAGATCTTTTCCCCCTTTGAAGATTCGCAATTTTTGTTTGAGTCGTTCCATATCCAGGTAATGAATCATAATTGGTAGCCATTTTCTTACTCCTATTCTATTGTTTTCCAACACCCCCATGGATAAGCGTCTCTTTCCTTGCGGGTATTTTCTTCCATCTTTAATTCTTTTATCCAGTCATTAATGGTTCTTGTGCTATATTCTTCATGCCCACAAATCGGACATTCCCAACAAGTTTTATAACCATGAACATTGTTTTTGCCTTTTGGTTCAGCAATAATCCTTAACATAAAGTTTGTGTCGCATTCCGGGCATTTCGGCCTTATGTACCCGTCTATAGGACTTCTCCTCGTTGTCGCATTATTAATAAAACGATCATGCTCCTGTTCTGCTAAAACCCTTATGTATATATCAAAAGAAATCGATATATTTTTTGTGATATGAGGAACGTATATCTTTCTTGCCCTCATTTCAGCTTGATTTCTTTCCAAAAACTCTTGTCTTGACATTCTTTTCATAATTAAGCCACCGCTTCAGGACAGCATCCAGCTGTTATTCGTGGGGCACTTCTTATATCGTTTGTTGCGTTACATACAGATTGAGCAGCACATGCTTGACAGTCTGCCTCTGAATTGCCTACACAGCAATAATTTCCAGAATTTACGTAAGTTCCGTAACAATTATAACGCCCACAAACACAGTACCAATCATGCACCCAGGCACACGCAGCGCCCCCTGGTCGATAACTACACGGGGGGCAATCGACATAGGCAACTGCATTGGGATCATGTCCTGCAGCCGATACGGAAAACGAAACAGTATCAATAACGTTCCCACTACACAAAAGAGAAACCGTTGTTCCTGAATGTGTGCATTCTGCGTTTGCTGAAGGAGCATAAAGCGTTACCGAACCTCCCTCTGCCGTTGTTTGTGATCCATCAGTTCCATCAAAAGCAAAGCCACTTCCAGATATTTCCCATGCATAACAATCGTTTCCTGCGGATTGGTTCGTAATGGTTAAGGTGTCACTTGTGCTAACTGTCATTGTCTGAGACGTGTAGTTTATTAACTCATTCCCGCTACACGCACAGCATTCGTCCTCATCACACGGAGGGACAAAAACATATTGGTTTCCATAAATAGTGCGACCATCAGTTAATTCCCCAGGCCCGAACGCTTGAATAATTCGTATCTCAGCAGTTCCCTCATAACCTGTTTCCCCTTTAATGCAGATCCTATTCGTTCCACTTACTGATATTCTTCCTTCTACAACTTCAACAGCTACGACTCTCCAAGTGCAACCAGAATCAAAGCATTTTTCAGTCCCTTCACAATAGCAAGGGGATATGCTGCAATAAAAATTAGCGTTCCAATTAAGTTTATCCAAATCATCGTAATACCCAGGCGTTACATCCCCACCAAAATCAGGCCAACCGAATGTCAAGTTTGGGAAATCAAAGCTGTATTCCACATCCGGGTGGGATCTTCCTTTGTACGGTTTGTCAAACTCTGATTGTTTCTTAAACCAATAGTTCGGGTCATCTTTTGCAGGTCGCATCTTCATCGCCATTCTATGACTGATGCCTCTTGTTAAGGCATAAAGACGCTTTAACCCACGTTGAGGCTGAAGCTCTGCGCTATCTTTTATTGACGTTTTTTTTGCCATACTGAAATTCTGGTAATTCCCTGAAATAATCCGTTGCGAGTTTCGGGCGTTTGCCAAAAATCACTTCCGGGGGAACTAAATTAGGTTCATCAACTATTTTCTTGACCTCGAAAAACCGTTCCTTCCAGTTCTTTACCTCCCGGCGATTCTCCAAGACTTCCACCGGGATAGCATCGGTTCTGCGTTTCTTTTTCTTCTTTTTAAATAAATTCATCGTTCACCCACAAGATACAATCGCAAGGCTAAATCATACAATGATAACGACTCGCTTGCTCCATCACCCTGAAACTTTAACGAAATCAGCTGGTCGGTTATGTTCGTGTTTATCCTGTGCCTTCTAACAATATGGCTGGTTGTTTCTGCCGCTGTTGAATATGCGGTTTTCGCAACGCCTGACAGTGCATTTTTTGTAATGGTAATATCGAGATTCCCTGTTTGAGCTTTTGCCCTGACAAGCATCTCCCGTAAAAGCATGTACTCCCCGAATGCGTTTAGTTCCATCTGCACATAACTGTCAATTGCGGTTGAAACATCGTTAGTGCCGTAATTTAATAAATACACAAAACCATCATCTGTACCGCCACCTGTAGCACCACCTAGTTGAATAATAGGGGCATCAACACTGCCGCCACCGGCTGCCTTTGCAGATCCAGCAGAACATTCGCACATACAGGACAACGGTTGGGCAAGGCTGTCAAAATACCAAACATTGTCTATTAAATCAAAAACAGGGAAAATATTCGGGACGAGTGCACCTGCAGTAGCAAGCCCGATTCTAATAACGTTCTCTGAAGAATCATAAGCCAACCAATGTTCATCCTCCTTTCCCCTTGTTATGCATTCAGTTTCGTTCAAGTCGAAATAATTGTTTATCGGGTCTGATATAATAGTCACGTTATTCCCGTCACTTACGCAGACTCCGTACCTTGATATCCAGAACGCAAGGGTTTTCTCGCTTGACCCTTCATCCGACCCAACAGACGTTATAACACCATCCACTACGGTTACAGATTTAGCGTTCATGGCGCCTATTCTGGATGATAGGACTAACTTACCGAACGTAAGCGGAGAGTAACCTTCAAACAATGTAGTGCAACCACCTTCGACACCAGTCTCCTCTTGCCATACCATTAATTCGTTCTGGAACTTTTCTGCAGCAACGACACGGTTGGATCGACCATCACCAGCTTTTAAAATACCGTAATCACTACCGTTTAAAGCAAGGGCATTCCCCGATGAGGATACATACAGATATTCTCCAAACCAACCAAAGGTGTAACATGCACGTTCTCGCCAAACAGCATTACAATATCCTATAGAACCCAAGTCTGATATTTCAAAGAACGGCATACAGGAAATGCCAATAATTACGTCCGATGAAAGGGTCTGGTTGGTTGTAATCTTATACCAATATGCCTTATATTGCAGGTTGTTAAACTGTGTGGGTTCTTGGGTGTGCCTGTTAAGCAACACCCATCCAGATTGAGCGAATCCTCCGGATCCATCATTAATTACGGTTGCTGCGGCCCAAGCCTTTCCGTTCCAGTAAGAAACCGTTAATGTCGCAGTCGTTCCCGTGTTCGGAGTGTTCCCAACATCAACATAAAATCCGCAAATTGGGTCAGCCGATGAGAAATAAAGGATGTCATTAGTTGCTTCCATATCATCAATTTCCGCAGCAGATGAGCTAAAAGTATAATAAACCCCATCGGTATTCTCGTATAATTGAACCTCAACCGCAGGGGTTCTAACACCATCCCAAACATTTTGAAGGTCTTGGGCCTTATTAGTATCATTAGAAGACCCGTATGTTACCTTTGTAATGTCTACTGAAGCACTTAAATTGTCAGAGCCATCCGAAAGACTCAATCTGTACCAAAACCCGTTCTGACCATATAAGAACCTTTCATATTCGTCCGATGGAGTATCCCATGATATTTCGCCACTCTGAGCGAATTTTTTATCACCAGTTTCCGTTCCGTCACTTAAATTAGAAACCGCCGCCCATGCCGTACCGTCCCAATAATGGACTTCCAAATCATCATCAGCGTCAACGACAGCATTAACGTTAGACCCCATAGTAACATATAAGGACTCTATTGGGATTGGTGTCATAATGAAAACGCACTCGAAATCATTCGCAAGATCTTCTAAAGCGTCCAACGGGGCATGAGTTGAAGTGCTACCGTCTGTCACCTCGTTTGTATAATCGTACCCAAGAGAGGGGAAATCCCCGGGTGCGGCGCTTGGATCGTCATGGACAATAAACCGACTGATATACGACCCTGTGCCACCCACTATCTGATGTTGGTCGCTACCGTTCGAGTAAATCATCATGTCTCTTAAACTGCCCCAGGATGCAGGTATCATACCGCTTGATGTTCCAGCATGTAAAGTAACTGAACCGAAAGCTCCCGTTATAATTGATGGAGGAGCATTTGTTGATTCAAGGACATCCCCATCACTCATCTGAGCATAAAAGTGAGTGTCAGATACACGGTTTTTCTTAAACTGGTAGAGAGTCACTACCTGATAATTTGAATCATGGGTAGAATGAAACTTAGCGCAACCTTTCCTTTTGACAAATCCAGGGTGTCTACCTCTCATGTTCTGAACCATTGAGTATTCACCGGATTGTAACTGCGCCCTGTCTCTCCGGGTCGTGGCCCCACCCCTGAAAGGAACGCTAAAATAAGGATCTCCCAAGGGCTTCAAGCCTTCGTAATTCGGCCCTGTAACTATCTCAGGGTTAAGTTTCGGGTCTACCGATCCAGCAGCAACATATAAGTTTTCTTTAGGGTTATCTGCCATTTTCAATCTCATCGTAACTGTTAGGGATGATCGCAGTCTTATCTAAATAAGTATGGAACAACTCATTATCATAGATCGATCTTATCTGTGCTGCCTGTCCGTACCGTTTCTCTTTCTTCAGCACTTTTTCAAACACATATAGGATAATCAGTAGTTGATATGAGTCCGGTATTTTAGGGGTGTTGGCATCTGCAGACATTTCAGCAGATGGGACATCAGCGATATAGGCCTTTAAGTTGCTCTCTGCTGTTAAAATCGGCTCCATATAAATATTCGAGCTACTCTCGAACCACTTTTGGGGCCCTGTTCCTTCTTGCCGTTGTCTCCCGGCATGAAGCGGATCGATTTTTCTTAATCCAAGCCCCTCCGTTGTGCTAATCAAATGTTCAAGATAAACAACTTTATGCCCTGAGAATGCAACCGCCCTCGTATCCGCAGTCGTTGTTAATGAGTCTATGTTATTGATACACAACGCTTTTTCGGCTATATCCCGTTCAGCATCGTTGATCCATCGGTTTAATTGAGCGTCAGACACGAAATACGGTATAGTGGTTGCGTTCTTATCGTTGGATATATCTCGAATCCGGGTTCTAAGTTCTAACAATGTGTAGCTCATCTATACCTCGACAACCCTTACAGGTGTAAGAGCAGATTCGTATAACTCAGCATATTTCTTTATGATGCTGTCACGCATTACTTGCAAATTTGCAATGTAAGACCTATATTCAGCAGCCGCTACACCAAATAGTCTGTCTTTGTAAAGCCCCCGAATGTAAGCAAATTGCACAATAAAAGGCACGAACGCCAACGGGACTTTGGGTTCATCCGTATCATTCGCCATCCTTGCAGACGGGATGGATGAGCAATAAACATTTAAAGGGTATTCAGCAATCGGTATGGGCTCAATTCCGGTTGTCTGCCCCCATGGAAACCATGCTTGCGGTTCAGTTCCAGAATCAAAATAATGCCCAACATGCCTCGGCGTGATCTTGATCAAACCTCTTGGATCGCCTGAAGCCGGGACGTACTCAACAGCATGGACCTTAACGTAATCAGTCGCAACCGTTCTTGTATTTATTGTCGCTGTCTTGGATTCGACACTCTCAATACACAAAGACTTGACTGCAACGTCTGTTTCACCGTCATTGAGCCATCTCTTGATTTCAGCATCAGTATAAAACCCGGCTGACGATTCACCAAGAAGATCTCTAACCCGTGAAAGCAAATCTGAAAAGTCAGGAAATGCCATAATTAACCCTCATCCCAAATGATCCCTGATGGGATTATTGCTGTGGGAGACCATTCATCGAATATCTCGCTTCTGTTCCTATCAAGCCCCATATTAGAAAATGCGCTCAGAGCCGCCCTTAAATCATCGTTAAATAAAATCGATCCGGATTGAGATGGTTTTTCTTTCGCCCCTGGGTAAAGGCCAGTAATAGACATAACAGCCCTCGGGACGAATAAATGATGGAACATTTCAGGGAGATCACTCACTATTCCGTAATAATCATTGGCAGCAGCCGTTTCGGTGGTAATTGTTGCCTTCCTCGCAGTCGTATAGCTCCCCGTTGCAGTTCCTACCGTGTCCACCCATCCCTGAGTATCGTTCTCAATCGTCATGCCGTTGTAATAGTCAGCTATCATTTTAGCTGAAGTAGCAAGGGTAATCGATTTTGCTGCGCCTGCAGACGCTTTGCCCTGATCAAGATCCCGGGGTTTCCTGTAATAAAAAAGGGTGTAAGTGTCCGTTATTCCGGTTTTGTCTAATACTAATGTGTTGTTACGTTGGGTGTAGATCATGTCAGAGCCGGTAGAGGATGTCAGTTTCCGGTTCTGTTCTCTTATCGGGGCAACCTGATAACCCCTATCGTCCTTGAAATACAATAGCTGCCCGAAATCAGCAGGTAGGGTAAAAACAGAGTTTACACCTGTGAGACTTGCCGTCTCGAAAAAATACTGAGGGTATCTTTTTAAAAGTAGCGAATAGATAAATCGTTGAGCCGCATTTATCCCGTCAACAACCTGGTCATTGCTGTATCTGCCTGAAACGTCACGACCTTTTTGAAGTTGCTTGGACTGCTCATCTAAAACAGTCCTGACTTTTTTAACAAGGTCGTAACAGTTAAAATAGGTAGCCATTACGACCCCCTTCCATTATTCCATATTAATAACGTCCGGAAATGGTTCATCTTGTAATAGTTCTCCCCATCGCATCCGTATTTCCGTCCTGTTTTCAATCGGCATTGCATTTATATCATCAATATTGTTATTAATGAAATTTGGGAAGCGCTTTCCGGGTAGGCTTGCATATCGTTTCCGATTTGTTGATATGAGTTCAGCATGTTGGGCTTTCTCGGCATCTGCCTTGTCAGACGCTTCCTTAATGTCCTCATCTGACTTAATGAACTCACTCAACCGCTTTGTTAAATCGTCAATGACTTGCATTTGTTGATTTAACTGTTTCCGCATCATCACCATGTCTTCGTTCTGAGCGTCTTTAACGGTGTACGGTTCCATCAACGTATGACCAAGCTCCTCCGCATATTTACGCACTTCATCCGTAGGATAAATGTAAGGCCGATTCGTTTGCTTATGATCTTCATTTTGACGGTTGTGGGCGATAATTTGTCTTTTCTTGAATTCCCTGTTGAGTCTTCGGCCTTCTTCGGCCTTCTTCTCAACCCCTTCACCTTCATCCCCGAATTGTAATACCTGAAGGCCCCTTTGACCAAGTGCGTTTATCAAATGATTCGCAGTTGTGTCGTGGACTTCCTTCTTGTGACCCGTTTCAGGATATGGAGGTAAAGTCACTAAAATACCATTGTGAAAATACTCGAGCTTATCTACGGTTGGATTGAACAAAACTTTACTCATTGTCTTTTCTCCTTTTCAATACAGATAAATAACCCTGATAGGGAATAAGAATCTGTAACAGTTAGAATACCTTGCCTTTAGACCGTGGCGTAACACGCCTGTAGGTTGAATTAAACTTGCCAAGGTTATGGGCCTTTCCCGTAGCATTGACAAGCTGATTTTTGTTGTCCAGGGTTAATTCACGAATAGCTTCACTGGCTTTCGCTCTTTTGTCGTTCTTGAACTGTTCTGAAGCATAGGCCATCTTGTTTAACCTGTGCGTCATGCTCTCCCCTGACTTCGAGCAGTCAGAGTCAAATAACACTTGAAGATCCCTTTCATCCGGCTGCCTGAATTCTCCACCATCTCTCTTTACCATGAATAAGGGAGCCTTCATTCCACATGCCCGATCATAGGTGACTACAAAATGTTCATGTTCCCTGAAAAACAAGCAATCAAGTTTTTTATCCATCGCCTTCAGGCGTTTCATAAAAACCCTGTCAGGCGTGGGCGTGATTCCTTCAAACATTTTCTCTCCTTAAAGTTTTGCGTCTGCTACGATTTTCTTGATTAAATTAAACTTTTCTTCTTCATATTCAGCGTAAGTGCCTACGATTTTAAGATGCCTGAGAACCTCGGTACATGCTCCGCACATATGAACGTTCCTGACACAAAACCGACCATAGGATATATTCGATGGCAACCTTGAACCGGTTTTTTCTGCACCGCACCTTTCACAGGGGCCTTCATAATACGTCATTACAAAACAACTCTTTCTTCCTGGTACTGCAGAAAATTACTTTTCCAGAATGACATGCCGTTAAAAACGGCTCTCGGAGTGTCCATTCCTTCAATATGCTCGATACTGCCTCTTGATTTGTTTCGAGTGTTTAAATGGACTTTGGTAATGCATCTCATTTCCTCGTCCAACACACCGGCATGGTTCAAGATCGATGTCACTCCGGCCTCGGTGTTGAGATCCTCAGTTTTGAAGATCCTAAAGCATTCAGGGTGCTTATTTGCCCAAAATTCGGCCTTGTGGTAATATTCATCCCAATATGCGCCAATCGCCTCTTTCCTTGGCAAATGATACTTGGGCCATTGATACCAAGCACGATTTCGGCTAAACCTTTCACTATCCCAATGCTCTGAATCCTCATCCGTCCAGACGTTAATATCAGGGAGATAAGTTTCAAAGCTCTCAACCGTTTTTTCCCTGTCCCGTTTAAGGCATATAAAACGTGGGTCTTTAATATATTGCATAACTTCAGGCACATAGTTAATCCAAACAAAAGAAGTCGTTGCGACATGGGTTGCGTCTTTCGGGACAACCCTCATTCGTTCCAGGTGTCTCCATAACATTAGAAAGTCAGGATCGTACCAGGGCAGCATAAACCCCTCATGGTGTGAAATAAATCCTTTTTGAGCCTGTAACAACCGATAAAGCGAGAATGTTCCGCATCTTCCAGATCCAAGACCTATGACGAGCTTGGGCATCATGGCTTAATAATCGAATTTACCGGCTGAACCATATCCATGGTCGGATTTTGAACCTGTACCAAAACCCCTGATCGGATATTTCCACCGATGATTTCTGTTCTCGCAAGCATCACACATTTAAAGTCTGCAAGAACCTTCTGGATTTCCTTCAAACACTGTTCAGCCCTGATCTCGTCTGCCTTTCTGTTAATCTCACTTTGCCCGTCACCGTTTGACATTTTTAGAACCTTTCCAGTTGATTTTATCATAACCCTTACGGTATGACTCGGAAACTCTACCATGCTTCCAATCATCTGCATCACAAGCATCTGAGTTCCATTTTTCCCACACCGTTGGGTTAAACTGCATGTCAGACCCTTCTCCTACAACAAGAGGGGGATTCTCAGGTTTATTCATTTTTTCTTACTCTTTTTCGGTTTTTTAGGTAGATCGCATCGAGGGCAAGACTTTGAAGTATGCCTTCGTCCACATTTCGTACATCTTTTTACGTCGTCTGAGATCTCAACCATTGTTTTTCTCCTAAATAAAAAATATTAATCTAACAGTGCAAGTAAGTTAGCCCTTGTGGTTGTTCCTGCACCAAACAATGACATCAATACAGACCTACCAGTTGAACCGTCACTTATATCTACGGCCCCGGCACTCACAAGAGTTAAAAAATCAAGTTTTTGAGAATCGGTTAATCCACTATATTCCGTAGTATCGACTGATTCTACAATTAGGTATGCCTTAAACACTTCGGTATGCGGCGGGACAGTAACAGCAAAAATATCGTTGCACTTGTCCATAACATCATTGACAGCATCGGCAAGATCGTTAAGGACAGTTGAGATATCAGCAGGAAGGTTGTCGGTCTTTGCCTTGATAGCATCAGCCTCAGCATTAATGATTAACAAACGCTTACCAACACCCAAACTTGATACATATCCAGTACCAAGACAAGGGATACAAGATTCACCTTCATAAATGCCGTCACCCCCACAATGCCTACACTTATTAGATTCTTCTTCCGGTGGCATTTTAAGCCTCCTTTAAAACAGGGGATGGAGCGATTTCCATCCCCCATAATGTTTAATTTTAACTAATGGTAGCGGTAGGCTCTATGCAAATTCCACCACCTACGGTTGCCACGGTCATATTGCTCTGGAACATACTGGCGTAATCACTGTCCTGCCACTCATCAAACCCGGACATACAACAATCTTTGAGCAAGATTCGACAAGTCGTTTGAGCTTGACCATTCTGGTAGAACACCTGATTTAAATTTCCACCCCAATTGGTATTCTCGTTTACAAATATACAATTATCGAAAATCGTATCAAGACGTAAACCGTTATTAGACGCAACACGAACCAACGCACAGGTAGCTGTTGCGGAACTCATCTGGAACAAACACTTCTTAAATAAACCGTTATAGCTGTTCGTTCCAGTAAAAGACAACTGCCCACAATTGGCTGAGTCCCTCGTAAACCATGAAGCGTCACCGATTCTACAATCCTCGAAAACATAATCGTGAGCACTGCTATGCACATAAACAGCAGCAGCAGCAGCGACACAATTCGTAGTGTTCATAGCCCCGTCAAAGCTACAACCCTTCATAATTCCACCGTAGCCATTCAACAGAACCGCAGACAGATTGCCCGTATTTGCTCCGTTGTTTGCAAAGTTTATACCGTGGAACTGGCAATAATCACCTGTAATATTTATAAAATTTGCCTGTGCAGCCGTTGTGGTATACATGCTAACACCGGGTTCACCATAATCTGACCAACTGCGAGGGCCAGCTAACCCAATAGCGTGAGAATAGTCTTTGTCCCACGCAAGCGAGGTTGTTCCGGCATACGACCCCGGAGCTACCAACATTACGTCATTGCGATAACCCTCCATTGCAGCTTCAGCCTTTGCCGGTGTGGTATAAATATCACCGCTTAAAGTGCCCATAGATTCAAGTTGAACCCTGAACTGAGACGTTGAAGATGTAGCCGGAGCTACATATTTGATTTCACCAACACCCGGCCCAAGACCTGTTACAGACATGATCCACTGAATCAAACTCGCATCTAAGTTTCGTTTTTTAATCATTTTCTTTATCCT